TTCCTGTTACATTTACATTGCCACCATAAGATATCGTCCCTGCTCCATATTCTTCCTGCCATGGAGTTAACAGAGTTACTGTCGTCGCGATACCAACTCCGCCAGTATCTTGTCTAGCAAAGAGATTACCGTCGTAAGTATTTAAAGCTAATTCCCCAGCATCTAGATTTGCTAAGGTAGGTCTTTTGCCAGATACTGCTGACCTTTTTAAACGAATTTTTGGATCTGCCATTTTTAATCGTTATGTAACGTCAAGTCGGAAGCGATATATATCGCTTTCTTATTTATTAAAATTCACCACCGTCTTCTGCAACGGTTGCTTCTTCTGAAATTACAATTTCACCCGTTCCAACTGCAACTTCCCCATAAATTGTTGCATCAAATTTTGGGGTATTGATAGTTTTTTGTTTTGCTTTTGATTTTGTTGTTGTCTTTGTTGGTTCTGATTTTGGAATCTCTACAACTGGCGAAACAATTTTATCTTTTACCTTTATCAACTCCTCAGCAGCACTTGTCATGCAAGACATTCCACCTTCAAGATCGTGCATTCTTTCATCCAATTTCATGAGATGAGAGATGCGATTTTCGATATTAATAACTTTTTGCGAAATGTCAGTGTGTTTCGAAGCAACGTCTTGTTGGGCTTGAATTAGAATTTTTTCTACGTTCGTGCCTTCCAACTTTGATCGTTGCTCATCAATTACTCTTTCCAACTCTTTAATTCTTTCTGAGAAATACATGAGCTTAGATTCTAAACCAACGTTTAAATTTACTACCTCTGTGTATTTCTTTTGATAAACTGCAATACAAGTTTTCAGTTCAAGGATTTCATTTTCCATTGCCAAAAAATCAATTTTAAATATTTAGATCAGAAAGAACCAGCGTCTACGGTGATGTTTTGAAGAACTCTTTCACCACCAGTGTAAGTAATAACTAACTCATCACCACCAGCATCATTGACATTCAATGATCCAATCTTCATGTTTCCAACAACAGTTGCAGCACCAGAGACATTAACATCAATGGCATCCATTAGACCATTGATGTCAACTGTCGTTGAGAACGTAGAAACACCAGTTACGTTAATTCCGCCAGCACCAACAATTAATCCACCACCGCTATAAGTGAGGTTTGCGCTATCTTCGAGAGCGCCAGATGTTCCTGCAAGAACAACTCTACCTGCGGTAAGGTCAGAAACAGTTGCTGATGATAAAGTTGTTTCTCCACCAGAAATATCCGCACCACCGTTTGCATCAAATGCGCCAGTTACAGTTAATGCAGATCCAACTGATACATCTTTTGTTACTATGATTGAATCACTAACTGTGAGATCATTTGTAACTGTTAATGCACCACCGACAATCACATTGTCTGGCATTGCAATGGTGATTGTTTGACCAGATGCGCTGGTTACAATCTCGTTTGCAGTACCTGCAACAGTAAATGTCTGCGAGTCTAAATCGACAGCACCTGTTCCAGAATCACCAGCAAAATCTAAATCTTGTGCGGTTACTTGGGCATCAACATATGCCTTAATTGCTTTTGCTGATGCAAGAGTATCATCCGATCCAGATACTGAGGATAGATCAGTATCAACCGATGTAATTGCTGTTCCTGATCCAAACGTTGTGTTTGTGATCGTAGCATTTGTAATAACTGCTGTTGCAATTGTCGCAGCAGCAGAAACATTGACATCATCAAGTTCTGCCAATCCATCTACATATAAGTTTCGCCACTCTTGGTTTGATTTACCTAGATCGTAAGTATCATCAACATCTGGTGAGAAATGTTGGTTTACTTCCCAAGAATCTGTATCATTCTGCCAAAGGAGTGTATAGTTGCTGGCACCATAAACCTCAATACCAGCTCCATTTGCACTAGCATCAGTTGGTGTAGATGTTGAAGCAATACCAACAGTTTTATCTTCTACATCAAGTCTTTGAGTGTTAATGATGGTTTCTGTACCATTAACTGTTAAGTCTCCATTGATTACAAGACTATCAGAAATGAGAACATCACCGCCAGTGAACGTTGACGCACCAGAGACGTTTACGCCGCCTGCGCCAACTGTTAGACCATTTCCACTGTATGTGAGGTTTGTACTGTCTTCGAGCGCCCCAGAGGTGCCAGCCAGAACTACTCTACCCGAGGTTAGATCTGAAACTGTTGCAGAAGAAAGAGTAGTTTCCCCACCAGAAATATCTGCACCACCGTTTACATCAAGAGCACCAGTAACTGTCAGTGCAGATCCAACTGATGCATCATTAGTAACTGTTAAAGAATCACCAATTGTTACATCATTTGGTAATCCAAATTGAACTTGATTGTCTGATACAGATGTTTCAATTTCATTTGTTGTGCCAGCAAATGTTATTGTCTGTCCTGTGCTTACAACATCAGGTGTTCCAGAGTCAGCAGCAATTGTGAAGTTACTTACAACTTCTTCCCAAGAAAATTCACCAGAAGCATTAGTTTTTAAGAAATACCCATCTACTGGTGCTGCTGGGAAAGTATATGTAACATCAGACGCAATATTTGCAGGAGCAGCAAAAGCAATTGAATTTGTTCCGTTTGCAGTTGCTTCGTATACTTTAACTGCACCACCAGTTGATGCCGTTTCCGTAGTCCAAAATCTACCACTACCAACTAACTTATTTCCGTCAGGACTTCCTACAAATAAATCATACTTATCAGTAGTAAATCCAGGTTCTCCACTACTCAATGCTGGGAGGTTTGCAAGTAAACCTCTCTTAAACTTTAAAATTGGTGCAGCCATCGTATTGTAAAAACTTTTTTCCTATGTTTATTTATTAAAATGTTCCATAATCAATTATGTCATCATCAACATTATCTGCGAGATCCAAAATTTCAGATGGATCGACAAACTTGAATGTGCTGGATGATGAGTCATAAATCATGACTCTTCTATTTGCTAAGTCTGTGATATCTACATCATTTAGATCAACTAAATTAGATGCTCCTCCACCGCCAGAAGCGTCAGCACCTTCCCATTTTCCTGTTGTTGAATTGTATTTTAAAAACTTGTCGTTTACCTTTGCGGTATTTCTATCTATATCATCAAGAAACTCTAAACGAACTTCTCCACCGCCACCTTGTGCAGCAATATCACGAAGACCTTGATATAAAAGATTGCGAAGATCTCTCACCTCCTTTTTGAGACTTTCTATCTCAATATTTTTTTCCTCAACAATATTTTCATCTTTAATAAGAGCTTTAAGAGTATCTAATACCTGAGATACTGTTGGATTCTTCTCAGGTTCTTGTTCTTCTTCGATTTCTTCTTCTAGTTCATCTTCAATTGATTCTTCAATTTGAGGATCTTCTTCAATTTCAACATACTCTTCTTGCTTTTCTTCCTCATCCTCAAAAGTAATCTCAATTGGAATCTCATACTCAGCAAGAGGAACTTCAATGAGTGGTTTGAGAACTTCCTCTTGATTGTTTTCAGCAATCTCATCTACAATTTCTACTGGTTCTTTAAATAACCAATTTTCAAATGCTCTTATTTCTTTTGTTTCCTTTTCTTTCTTTTCTTCTTCTTTTTTCTTTAAAACTGCTAGTTCTTCAAATAGACTATTAATGTCTACTTTTGGTTCTTCTATTTTCTTTGGTTTTTTTACCTCTGTTACTTTTTTTGACTCTTTTATCGTTTGTGATTTCTTTTTAGAAACCTTTGATACCTTATCTAACTCTGCAAGTACGCTACTTAGATCACCAAGAAGTGACTGATATTCCTCTTCTTTCTTCTTTTTTTCCTCTTTGACAAGAGAAAAGAAGTCGCCTAGATTTGTTTGGTTTTCATCTTTTGTTCTAGGCATTGTCCTTATTAGTTAATCCCTGTTTCAGTAATTTTTGAAGTTCTGCTGTCGATCCTACAAATAAAGCATTGTTGACGGTTGTTGGACTCTTTGGTTTTTCTTCTGCCTCCAAGTCTTTTAATTTTTTCTGCAAATCCATTAACTTGTCAGTGGCGTCTGAAACGCTTTTAATTAACTGACCAGCAACTTCATATGCTCTTGGAGCATCGCTTTCTTGCGCCAATTCCAACACACTATTTATTGCTTCTTGACCTTTCTCTATTATTGAATAGAGATTTCCTCTCGTGTATTCATAATCTTTTCTGACATCATTATTATTTGAAATCTTATCAATTTCTTTTGATAATTTTTCAGCAGAAACTAATTCACCTTCTACATCGAAGACATCGTTCAATTCACTAAATTTCTCATTGGTCATGGGTTAAATGTCCGCATTCAGAGAGGGGCTAAATTCTTTGAAGTCTTGGAAGAATGATGTAGTTTCATTGAATCCAAAGTCATCTCCAATTTCTATCAAGGCATCATCGGCAGTTGTAATTGTCTTGACTGCGGATCCGCGTACATGCTCAGATTCTGTTGTATTATCTTGCGACCTCTTCACTGTAAGTTTGTTTCCATTAATTGCGGTGATGTACATCTCCTCTTTATTAATATAGATGTACGTTGACGCTGTGAGTAACGTCGCATCATTAACAGTGATGGTAGTCTGACCGACTGGGACATCCTCATCCAAAGTAGTAACAACGCTGTTATCATAATCTTTGGTTGCTCTTGGAGTGACGCTGTATCTAACTTCTCTTGGTCCACGAGGAGCAATTGTGGTAACATCAACAGTAGCCTGTTTGATGATTTTGCTATCTTGAACAGGTCCGAATACGTGAGTTTTAGCACTAAACGTTAATGTGTATACAAGAGCTCTTCTTGTAGAAAAATCTCCCTCGTATTGATCGTCCATTGATATACTTTCAAGTTGGATGGGAACATCCTTTTTCTCATCAATAGCATCAACCAAGTTAATTGTTAGGTTGTATGAAGGTTGAAAATATGGAAGAATTTGCTCTATGATTTGTAAAGCATCATCGTTCGTCTTTGACAAAATTGACAACTCAAAACGCATGTTATATGGAACAGGCATGTATGTCTTTTTTTGAGTTGTTGGCGACGATGGATCTCTCGTAATAAAAGTCTTCGTTGCCGTAGTTTTTCTCTGTGGATCATATGAGAGTCCAGTAAACTCAAATGACATCCTCGGCAAAGTGAGTTGAACTGGTTTGTTTAAATCTGGTGATTGTTCTAGTCTTGCTAAAAATTTCTGAGTAGGACCATAAGCAAGAGGAACTTTCATAACACTCACTGTGTTATTGCTACTGTCTCTATGCTGAATGTTTATGTTGTTGAAGAGTGTGCCAAAACCAATGACAGTTCTTCTAAAAATTTCGTGATAAAAATATTCAAACATTTTTTGGTCCTATTATATAATCTATTTAACAACTTTTTCGGTTATGGTTCTCCGAATGGATTTCTCTGTGTAAAGTCTAGAATGTTATCCCCACTAATCTGAATGACATTATTTTCAGCAAAAGGATCAATAAGATTTTGAGTTTGTGCGCTGTAAAATGCATATGTTGCCCCAGACTCGGATCCAACAATTGCTTCTCCATTTGTAAAGTTTCCAGTAATAATGCTAACTTGTAGTTCTCCACTGGAAGCAATCCATTTTTTAACTCTTGCTGTTGTTCCTGATGTTCCACCTGTAACTATCTCATTAAACTTATAGTCACCAGATCCGAGAGTGTTTGGATCTGAAACGGTAATTGTTGGAACTGATGTATATCCATCACCAGCATTTGTGATATAGATTGCTGAAATTGAATTTCCAGAAAGAATTGGATATCCAGTAGCAGTTGTACCACCACCAGGAGCACCAGAGAATGTAATAATTGGTGTAGTAGTATATCCAGATCCACCGCTAGTAATTGTTACAATACCAATTGTTCCTGTGGTTCCTATTCCAGCAGTTGCAATTCCACCAGATCCAGTTGTACTGATGAAACTAATTCCTGGTGGATTTATGTATCCAAATCCAGGATTGAGAATAGCAACAGAACTAATACCAAAACCTATATTTGCGAAAGCCAGTGCAGATGCAGTCTTTCCTCCCGAGGGTGCTGATGATATAGCAACGATTGGATCATCTTCGTAGTCATACCCATCATTAATGAGTTGAATGAATTTCAAACCGCCATTATTGATGGTTGTTATTGCAGTTGCAGTTGATCCGACACCAACAAGAGTAAGTGTCTGAATATATCCTTCTTCTTGA